CCCATGTCCGAAGAAACGGACGTGGAGACATTGCGAGCGGCCATCGCAGAATACCAATGGTTGGCCAATGTACTTTTCAAATCTCTCGGGTGCGGATGCAACGGAACTCAAGACCTTTGCTGGAACTGCACCCAAGCCGAGCGACACTACAAACACACAATCGAGACATACAAATGATCAGCGCAAACAAAATGCCCATTATGCGGATAGCAGAAGCAGATGAATCACCCGAAAAGATTCACTTCGCTTACATCGACCAGAAGTACAAGGAGTGGCTGATCCGACGCGGATTCGTCAACGAACTTGGTCAGGAACCCGGGATGAGAAAAGCAGGCGGATGGCGCGGAAAGACGGCTAAAAAAGGTTAATTATGATGGAAACTCAAATCACTAGAGAACAGTTATTGAAGGAAGCGCCAGCACTCATCGACCATGCGATTCTTCGAGGTTGGATGACTAAGCCCAAGCCAAAGGCGCAAATTGTTGACGGCGTTTGGCATGCGGCTGGTACAGGACATCTCGATAACGCCTCAGAAGATGAAATTCAAAAACTCAGGAAACAGTACGGTGCAGGTTGAAGTCATTTCCGACGACGTAGAGATACGAATCGGGGAAATGAAATGGGTGGGGATAGCCTACACCCGTGACGGAAAACCCAAGGTGTACGTTCGAACGAAAGCCGAATTCAAGGCCAAGTTCACCCCGGTCATTGAACAAGCACCCTAAACTCTACATCGCAGCACAAGAGCAGCTCTTTGCGAAGTTTCAGTCTCGCTCCATACCAATCCAACACTGGAGCAAGTACCTGATGACTCCCAAAGAGCTGTCTCTCCTTTTCGCAAAGTTCGAAGAATCAAAGTCAGTTCTCCAGCAAATCGCCTCGAATGATCTGGGCGAAAGCGGGGACATAGCGCGTAAACAACTTGGAATCCAATGAATCAATCAAAGATCGACCGTGCCAGAGCATGGCTCAGAAACACGCCGGGAGCCGTCGCTGGTCAGGGCGGTCATAACGCAACCTTCGCCGTCGCAACCGCGCTCATACACGGCTTTGAGCTATCGCATGGCGACGCCGAGACGCTCCTGCACGAGTACAACGCGAAATGCCTCCCACCGTGGAAGCCCAATGAATTGGCCCACAAAGTGAATCAGGCGATGAACGTAGCGCATGACAAGCCAAGGGGATGGCTTCTATCCGCGCAAAGCGGAACGCCCGTCTCAACGACCGGCAAGTTCGTCGTTCAGAAGATCCAGTCAGTACCTGAGCCGCCAGCACCGCTCACGACGAGCGACTTCCTTAAAGCCTGCTTCGAATCGGACGAAGTTGTCTGCATCTGTAACGACATCATCTGCGACGAGGACGGTAGAGGTAGGCCAAACTCCAAGGGTACGTTCCTCAAGCGCGACGAATGGATTAAGAACCACTTCACGCCACCCATCAGCGCCATGTGGACGAATGAGGATAGCCGTGGCGCGTACGTCCGCATCAACCCGTGCATCGAGGAGAATGGTTCGGATTCCGGTGTGGCAAACTTCCGCCATGTCCTGGTCGAGATGGACGAGAAGACCAAGGATGAGCAATGGACGATCCTCAAGGAGTCGAAGCTGCCGCTATCTGTCGTCATCGATTCCGGCGGCAAAAGTCTGCACGGCTGGGTCAGAGTCGATGCGTCGAACAAAGAGGAATGGAACGAACGTCGTGATGTCGTCTATCGCCAGTTAGAAGCTCTCGGCATCGATCCGAAGAACAAGAACGCGAGCCGGTTCAGTCGGTTAGCCGGTGTGATGCGCGATGGCAACGAGCAGAAGCTGTTGGCCATCAATGTGGGTTCGGTGAATTGGGACGCCTACACGGACCATCTGGAGTCGCAGGACATGCCTCAGGAGTTCACGCTCCAGAGCATTGTCGATTACGATCCGCAGAATGATCCTGACAACCTCATCGGCGACAGATGGCTACGACGCGGTTCATCGCTTCTCTTTGTCGGACAAAGTGGATGCGGCAAAAGCTCGATGGCATTCTATCAGGGATTGAAGTGGGCCATAGGTAGTGACTGGTTCGGTGTACAGCCTGTAAGACCGTTGAGAGTGGCCTACGTCCAAGCGGAGAACGACATCGCCGATCAGCATGATGCTCTCAAGGGAGCCTCGCAGATGGTGTTCGGTAGCGATTGGGTGAACGGACTCAAGCGAGCCAACATGCTGTTCTTCCGTGAGGCGGTTCGTACTGGATCAGACTTCACGCAGATGCTGCGTCGCCTTATCCGCAAGACGAAGGTGGACATCGTCTACATCGATCCACTGCTCTCGTACATCGGCGGCAATCCATCGGATATCGAGGTCTGCGCCAATTTCACGCGTCACCTGCTCCAGCCGATTATGATCGAGACGGGGGTCGTCATCGTGCTGGTGCATCACTTCCCGAAACCAAAGGGCAAGGACGACAAACCTGAGAGCGTGGCAGATATGGCCTACTCAGGCTTCGGATCGTCGGACCTAACGAACTGGGCCAGAGAGGTAATCGTGATGAAGGAGATAGGGTTCAATCAGCCGAGACGCTTCATGCTTGGAATGGCGAAGCGGGGAGATAGGTCAGGCTTGCAGGATAAGGAAAATAAGAAAGCAGGCTCGATCATCATCCAGCGCGGCGTCGGTACGATATCATGGGATTACGCACCGCCCGAACAGTTCGTTGTCGATAAGTCCACAGCGAAGAAGCCGTGGACAAGAGGACGACCCAAGCGTTAGCCCTCCTTCATTGCGCGGCGACGACCTTTTGCGGCGAGGCTTTGAAATTTTTTCGAACCCAGCTTCTTACGACCAATGTAGGCCGCAAGAGCCGCAGGATCTTTGACGCCCTTCTTCTCAAGAGAGCCGATAAGCTTCTCGTAACGTCCGCCACCGCCAAGTTTCATCTTGTCCATAAAATTACCATGCTTTGCATGACCACGTTCTGGGTTTGGTAGGATCTTTCGCCGTATCGCAGTTATGCCGCGCACGGAAGTTCTTGCGACGCTCAGGATTCGACTTCTTGATCGTCATATCAGGATCGCCGAAGCGAACGATGACGACCTTGTTCGCCGGATTCTTAACGTACACCGCGCTCTTCTTCCGCTCACCCGGCGTGTAGAAGGGTTTGTTAAGCGTCACCTTCTTGCCCTGATAGGTGTTACCTTTCTTGGAGAGGGAGGTTTTCATTCGCCAGCCATGACGGTTTTGACGGTTAGATTCCGAATGATCATCGGAATGTCGTTGTCGAGCATTCTGGTTTCAGCGTTGGTGAGCTGATCAAACGGCTTAATGACAGCAGCCCGATAATTGGGATTATCCAGAAGATATCCCGCAAGTTTAGACTGAAGCTTTTCGGTCCAATTATAGGCTCTTTCACTTCCAGCAATTCCAAAAAAAGGACCAGCAGCAGTCGTTCCTTTTGCAAATGCGGCTGTTCCTGCAATCCCCGGAAGCAATTTAGAAATAAGCGACGTCTTGTTCTTCTCAGCAATATCCAGCGCCTTTGAGATTTCGTCGATCTTGGTTTTTCCAGAAGGACCAAAAACACCGTCCAAAGCGTTCTGCCACGATCCAGCAGAATTAATGAACGACTTTGACGTGATTGGACCTTTCTTGCTGGCTTCGCTGACAATCTGAGCCAGCAGCGCATTCTGAGTATCAGCCAAAGTCTCGGCACTCAGCGCACTTCTTACCTTCGTTACGTTTTCTTTGGAGTTGTTCAGAAACTCAAGAACGACAGCGGGGGTTGCAATGACACTTTCTCCTTTTCCGTAAGCAGCCTTTCGAAAGTCTTCAGCAAAACCTTTAGACGATACTTCCAACGCAGCCCTTGCCTGCTTGATTCCCTCTTGAGTTATGCCGGGAAAAAACTCATCAAGAACTTCTTTCTGAACTCCTTTTGTTGCCTTATAGAGTACGTTTTCAAGATTTTCTAAATACTTGGTCTGACCTCCAACATTTAAGTCGTTGTAAATTCTATATCCAATAGTTGATTTAACAGCATCATAATCTTCAGCTAGAATTTTTTTCAACTGCTGAAGCTTAGCAGGACCATCAGAACCTCCAAGTGATGTTATGATGGAAGACCAAGTTCCCCCTTGTTCTCCAATATTTTTTAGAATTCCTTTTGAAAAAGTGGTGTTGTAGTCCTCCATGAACCCTTTGAATCTACCTTTCAAATCATTAAATTCTTTAGGCAAAGGATCGTTTGGATACTTTTTTTCAAATTGACCAATCGCAGTTTCGAATTTTTCTTTAGCAGTTTGATATGCAGCAAATTGATCGCCGGTTCCGGGTTTAACAGGTTCTCCCCACTTGATTGCTTTTGCCGCGTCTTGCTGTTCTTTCCAAAGATCGTTCAGGCTTTTTCCTGTTACAGGATCTTGAGGGCCATAAAGATCCTGACCTTTGGCTGGAGCCTTGTCGTAATCTTTTGCTTTAAATCTAGCATCTTCTCTAAACGCATCGAATTCTTTTGAAAACACATCTTGTTTTCGTTTATAAACACCTTTCGCTACGTTTTTAACTGCACCGGCAGCATCTCCAAGGGTTAATGTTTCTATCTTGTCATAGTCGTTGGCCAACTTGCTGAACGCGGTGGTTGTTTCGTCGTCTAGTTTTCCAAAGAGCTTTTCCACATCTGAAACAACGGCGTTGGAAAAATCCTGACCAGACTTGGTTGAGTTTCTCTTGAAAGACTCAGCAAGAACATCCTTCACCTGATTCTCGTCAGCGCGATAGGTTCTGGACAATTTTCCAACCAGCTCACCTTCTTTCTCGGTGATGTTCTTCTGAAACTGATCGTAAAAAGGACGATTGAGTTCTCCGAGAAAGCTACCAGTTCCTCCGGTGTACTTCCTGTATCCAGCGCCGATGACATTGCCGAGAAAACTTCCAGCAGTTTCTCCGACAGCGTAATCCCTCGCAGATTCAAGAATGTTATTTAGAGCGTTTTCATCCCAATTCTCACCGGCAACCGCTGTTCTTGCAGCCTCACCAGCAATACCACGCATCGCTCCCTGAATAGGAACTTTTGCGGCAGCACTTAAGAGTGTCTGTCCGGTTTCAAAAAGGTTTCTCCTAATCGGTGCTGGCAGAAATTTAGCCGCTCCACCACCCAAAGAGGTGACAGCCTCTTTAGTTGCCGCTGCGGCAATCTTTCGAGGTTCAGTTTCTCCGGTCATCAACTGATAGCCGGTTTCACCGATAGCCTGACCAATCGGAAGCGGAACACCAATCGTTTGAAGTGCAGGTCCAGTGCCGTATCTAACGCCACCAGCCAAAACCTCTTTTTGAGTTTCTGGAGTTCCAAGCGGAGGCGAAATGAATCCTCCTCCTCCAGCTCTTGCTGCCGCAGTTGCCGAGGCAATCTTGTTGGATTGATCTACAGCTTCTTGAAGCTGACCAGCATACTCATTTACTTGAGTTTGAACTTGTTCAGGCGGCAACACAGAAACCATCCCCTGCTCCTCGCGCCGACGCATTTCGCCAATAGTCGGAGTTGGAGGTGTAGACTGACGTTTCAGTTCTAAAAGACCCTCAGTGGAAATAGACGAGTAATCGCCTTTCTTGAGGGCAATCAAATCTGAATCTGAAATCAAAGAGTAATCTGGCATTTTACCTTAAAGTTTTCCGCGTTTTTTGAGTTCAGCGTCGAGAGTTGAAGTATCAAACAACGGAGTCTGACCAGCTTGAGGCTGCTGCTGTCCGGCCCGTGTTGGAAATTTGTAAAGGCTGGTAGACGAAGTTCCGAATGGAGTCTGAACCCATTCTTCAGCAAAGCTCGGAAGATCGCGGTCCATATTCCTTTGGATTACGCCACGAAGACCTTCTTCTTTCCTGTTTCTGAATGCTTTCAGTTTAACCAAAGAATTCTTGTCAAGTCTGCTGCCGATTTCTCCTTCGATTCTTTTTCCTTCTTGCGCTGTAACAGTAAGGCCAGAGGTAGTAGTTCCAACTTCGTTCAACAAGCCGTAAAAATTAGAAATAAATCCAAGGGCTTCTAGTTTTTTAGGATCTGTTTCTTTTGCAATTCTTGATTTTATTCCATCAACAGTTGTTGGGATAATACCAAGATAACCAGTGAAGTCAACATTGTTTGATTTTTCAAAATCAGAGATATTATCTAAAACAGAATCAACAGCTTCAACAACAGCAAAATCGTTGTTTATCTTCTTTGAAATAGTCTGATCAAGTGGTCTTACTTTCCCTCCTGCTTGAGACAAATCATTACGCAAGTTTTTGATCTTTGTCTCGCTCAATGGAGCGCCAGCCGCTGCGGCAGCTTCTATTTTAGCTTTTATTATGTACTCTGTATTTCTGGTAACAGCAGTAGGTGCGTTAAGTTTTTTTGCATCAAGATTTGAGGAAGCAACATTAATTCTTTCTTCAATTGTCTTTCCGTCTTTTGGAAGCTTAATGAATTCAGCTTTTAACTCAGGCTGCATGTTGTTCAACGCTTCTTCCTCTTGTTTGAACGGAAATACAGCAATCTCAAATGCTTTAACAGCTTCTGGATTTATCTTTCCAGTTTTAGGGTCAATACCAGCATTGTACTGATTAAGAATATCAAACATGCCTTTATCTTTAAGAATCTTAACCGCTGAATTAAGATCGCTCATTTGTCCGCGAATTGCTTGCTCTGCGTAAAACCGATTCTGCGCCATCGGCAACGATTGGATAACTGGACCACTCATGTCGCCGAGCATTTTCAGTCCGGTTGCGCTTTGAAGATCTGTAGGGGGAGCAGGAAATGCGGCGGTAGGATCGCCTTTAGCATTCCATTGAACGTATGCAGACTGCCAAGCTTGAATCTTTGGAAGATCGACAGCAAACTTTGCCTGATCATCCATGCTTCTGCCAAGATTGTAGGAAGCGGTCTTGTTCTGGATGTCATAATTCTCCCTTTGCATGACCTGTTGAGCGGCCTGCATCTGCAATTGCTCCATCATCCGCTTCTGCGTCTGTGCGCGGTCGTAGAGCGATGCGCCTAGCTGGATGGCCTGAAGCTGATTCTCAAGACCAACATTTCGATTAGGTTGTAGATCCATAATGTTTCTATTTATATTCCATTATATCCACCGTATGGATTTTGGCCGTATGGATTGTAACCCGAACTACGTCCTTGAGGATAGTAGCCACCACCACCACCTCCAACTCCATACCCGCCTCCGCCCATGTTTATGGTAAATCCACCACCTCCGCCGCCGCCTTGGCCGCCACCGCCGCCGCCGCCCATCATGCCGCCCATTCCACTACCAAACGCCATTCCGCCAATGTTCGACAACGAACCACCGATAGCGGCCATCATAGGATCAGCTTGAGCAGCAACCTGAGCAGCAGCCATGTCTCGATTGTACTGGGACTGATTCTCTTGCAGCGAAAGATTTATCCGCTGAGTCGGCGTGATAAACATGCTGCTCACCGAGAACGGCTGCGCCATTCCAAACGTCCGCTGCTGCTGGATGAAGTTCTGCGCCTGAGCAAGACCCTGATTCTGGATCTGCATTGATGTCAGGCCAAAGTCGCGAGCGGCCAAATTTCTACCAACACCCGAACCAGCGCCATACCCTCCGCTAAGCGCACGTCCAGCAGAAGATCGTTGGAGCTGAGAAGCAACATCTTGCGAAACCTCGCCGCGCAAAGCTGATCCGATATTCTTTCCAGCCTGTTGAATCAATTGGTCGTAACCGGGAATTGCACGACGAAGCTGAGACTCAAGAAGAGTCTGCTCAGCAGCGGTCGTCTTGGTGGCCAATTCGGTGCCACTTTGAAGCGATGCGATATTTTGCTTTATCGCCGCCTCTTGCTCCTTCTCGGTGTTTACCCTCTGAAATTGTGGTACTTTGACCTTTTTACCGGCAGACATTGCCGCTCCACCGATCATCAATGCTGCACCAGCGCCTGCTGCTATGAGTCCCATAAATTAAAAAACCTCCTTCGCAAAACGATTTCCATTCTCAATCGAGAAGACCTTTTCGGGTTCGTGACGTTGGATGTTCATGGTAATCAGACGTGCAGCTTTCTCCTCGGGAAAAGCTCGCTCGTTATGAAAGCAATGAATCCATATCCGACGTAAAGTATCCACCTTAAAAAGTTCCCCTTCTCCGATTGTCATCACGCTGTTCGACGCCGCCCATTTGTCAGCATACTCGCGAAGCATCTGAATTGATGGCAGATGAACCTCGTAACCAAATCGCTCGGTGCATTCTTTGGCCGACGACTCCGCGTCCTTCTTGACGTACACCTTGACCGAGTCATGCACGATAGCCTTCGGAAGATATCCGTAGGTCGAGCAATCGGCGACGTACTTGTAACGGTTCCGGTAATCTTCAATCGACTTTTGCCAGTTTGAGTCAGTCGCACCCTGCTCATGTAGGCCAATGCAATCACCTTCCAACGAGAAAAGGACCGACATGAATGCCGATCCAAATCGTGGCAACCCGCAGATTTGAAAGAGTTTACCGTTCATTTTTCATGCACAAAGATGTCCAAGCCGCCGTTCGAGCTAACACGAAGATGGCCGACTCTGAACCGTGAATCATTCCCAGTTCGTTGCAAATTACTGCGCTGTAAAGAGCCGCATTCGGTTGAACGTCTTTTCCGACTTCTTTCATCCAGCCATGAAGCTGATTGATGCGGTCGTTCGCCTTCTTGAAGTCCACCTCAATAATCTCGCGCACCCGACTCCACGCTGGGTCGATGCTGTCCTTGAAGAACGAATTCCCGAAACCGGGAATCTTCATGCCAGACAATATGGCCGACTTCAAAGATCGCTCGTCGAATTTCTCGTAAACGAATCGAGCAGGACCAATCGGACCATGAGCATCGCCAAGCGTAAGGATAGCGGAAGCAATTGCATTGGTTAGCTGCGCGCTACCAAAGAAAGCGTTCACCGCAGCGCCAGAACTAGCGTTCTGATTGTTCCGAGCCGCCATGTCGTGTGCGTCAAATACAGCCTGAAGCAACTCCAGTTTCTCAGGAGTCACCTCTTCCAGCGCAAAGTCGATGTTGAGTTTTAGAACCATTGCGAGAATCCACCGCCGTTTAGTCCGACGCCGACCATACGGATCGTAGCAACTGCGTCGCCTAGGTACTGCATGGTCTGCTCTTGCACAGCCTGAACAGCCTTGGCTTCGTAGGCCACTGCTTCCTGAATCAAATCGTTCTCCTCTTTGCGAATCGCCATGACCATCAGCTTGATGGCATCTGGAGAAGGCGGAATGAGGTAGTCATTGACGCTCGTCGCGTTGATATGGCGCATCTTCGCCATGACCGTCACCGGCTTATCCTCGTCGTTGTTGCAACGATCCGTCAGGTAACTGCGGCGGTACTGCGGCAAAGTTTCATCAGGGTCGTAAACTGCCAGATCAAGCTCCAGCAAGGTCGTCGCATTGTACTCGTACAACCGGCTTACCGTGTTGGTTGCCTGACGAATGACGCCGGTCAGCGATATGAACTTCTTGGTCGATTGAACGTACGGCAACGCGAGGGTCAGATTCTCGCCGTCGATCCACACGCCGCCAGACAGCGTGC